AAGAGTCAAAAGACATTAATTGGGTAGAGTGGGATGAAAGAGGGTCTTTCAAAGAAGTACACAACGAACCTAAAGTTGGATATTCTGCAATAGTAGGCCCAAAAAGCATCTCGTACTCTTGGTTAACAACACCAATAACAGAGATTTTAGAACAGAGAGAAGATTACTTACATTTCAAAACAGAAAATAGTGAGTATGAACTTTTTAAAGAAGAAGATTTAACAGATAAAGATTTAATGAGTTAATTATGGAAAATATATTTATAGAAGACGTACTGGGTTTTTTAGCAGGCAGCTTTATAGTATTGCTTGTATGGGTTGCTGTTTCAGGGTTATTGTATATGATGCTAGACTCGACAAAATTAAAAAGTGGTAAAAGTTTAAGAGATTATATCTCTATAAATATTAAATTACCAAAAAGAGAAAGGTTCTTGACCAAAGTAGATCCAATCTACGAGCTAAAAGATACTGATTGGCAGGGTTGGTGTATAGTAAAGTGGGAGTTAGATTATACAGATAATAATGTAGGATTGCAGTTTTTGATGCTATTATTGATTTACCCTATTAACTTATACAGGTATAAGTACGTAGCTAAAGGTGGGATTTTTCTAGGGGATAAGAAATACACAGACATTAATGTAAGCTTAGAAGAGTTCTACGAAACGCAATGGGCTATTGAAAATGCTGAAGAGTTGGAAAAAGCTGCTCGCAGAAAAAAGCTAAAGGATAAAAGAGATAATTTGAACAAGGTGTTTAACGAAAATTACGAATAATGGGGGTATTTATTATGTCAGTACTAACTGCATTTTTTATAGTGCAATTAATAAGCGGTGCTATACTACGTTTTGAAGACGGGTCTCCGGCTAAAGATAAGGATATTTTAGAGTTTTTAGAAAAAACCGATAGAGAGTACACTAGAATTACTTCTACTTGGACAGGTAATTTATACATATATGGTACTACGCATCCTCGTATTATTAGAAATCCTAAATGGTTTCTATATTACCCTTACACAATAGGTGGGGTTGGTGCAGTGCCAAGATGGTACAAATCAAGAAAAGTAATTGATGCAAAATTTGCTGAGCTATTCAAAGGTAGTCAGTACGATACAAACAAACGTAAAAAATTAGGGTTAGATTAATATGAAACATTTTATAAATATATTTGTACTACTAATTTTAGTAGGGTTTATAGTAGGGGTTACTTTCTTACAAATAACTTACGGAGAAGCTTGGTTTATAGCGTATATACCACTGCTATTTGCGACCCTTTTTTGGGGAATAAAATTAGCAGATGATTATTAAAAATAGATAAGATATGGCATTTTATACAGGAACAAAACAAGACTTATCTGATATCCGAGAAATTGGAGGTCTGTACATATCAGAAGATGGGAATCAATGGTCAACTAGTCCATACCCAATTCATCGAGAATTATACAGACATTTAAAGTATGTTAACTTGAGTTTTAAAGAAGCCTATGAGGCAATGCTAAACGGAACTTCAAAGGCATCTAAAAGAGTACAAAAATATGTATTGGCTAATTATAAAGCCATGAACCCGCAAAATAAATAAAGATGCAAGAAAAACTAAAGCAAAAATTTGCACAGAAAATGTTGGATGAGAAATTAGATTTCTTACCATTAGAAGAGTCTCTACAATTAGTAGAATGTGATATTAACTTAGACACACGGTTTTCGTGGGTATGTAGAACAGAGGAGCTTGAAGATAATGGAGAGTATATGCCAACAAAAGAGTTACTATCTAATCTTCAACAAATTTATGGCGAGCCTGATGATTACCATTTAACAATTGGTAAAAAATATGATGAGTATGATGAGTTTACTTTAGAACTTGCTCCGGCACCAACTTATATAGATTTAATCAAATAAATTATGAAACACAGAGAAGAAGAATTAGTTCCAGGGCAAGTCTACTACCTTGATAACACGAAAGAAGATTGGGCAATATTTAAAGAGTATGATGCCGAAAAAAATGCATTTTTTACTCCATTAGAGGGTTCAAGCTACATAGTAGATGAAGTAAGTAACACTATTGGGTTTGCCGGAATTTTGGGAAGAGAGTGGGAAATTAAAGAAGATTAATATGAAAAGAATATTTTTACTATTGTTGTTAGTGCTTTCACTAAATTTTGCTAACGCACAACAAAAGCAGTTCAGAAGAATTTATACAGAAGTAGCTGTAACTAAAGGGGACGATACAAAGAGAATAGATGCTGTAAACACTATCTTTTTTAACTACGGCAATAGAGCAGTACTTAAGATATACAGCTCCGACAACACAATTACTTTCTATGATCAAGTAACCGATATTGATGAGGGTAAAACATCAGGTGGTATGGTATTTCAATCTGCTGTGTATAGACAAAGAGGTACAGGGCTAGAAATAGGGCTCCAAATGTTTGATGAAGCTAAGTATGGATGTAGGATTGTCTTTAGTGATGAATCAATGATACAATTTTTACCATAAAAGCTTGCAAGAATAAAAAAGAAGTATTACCTTTGTAAAAAATTTAAAACAAGAATATGAAATTATTAAGAGACATTCCAACTAACCACTTCGTAGCAATTGACATTGAGACGGTTAGAATTAAGGAAAAGTACGAAGACTTATCACCCGAATGGCAATCAGCTTGGGAGTATAAGAACAAGCAATCAGGAGAAGTTCCTTATTTTGAGGAATTATCAGACTCTTGGGACAAGACATCATCACTATTCGCAGAGTTTAGTAAAGTATGTGCAGTAAGTCTTGTGTTTATGATTGGGGAAGAAAAGCTAAAGTTCAAAGAGTTCTACGGAGAAGATGAAGCAGCTTTATTAACAGAGCTTAGAGATTTCTTACAGAGAATGGCTCAAAGTGAAGGTGGTAAAAACTACAGATTAGTAGGACACGCAGCTAAGTACTTTGATTACCCTTTCTTATGCAAGAGATACATAATCAACAGCATCACTATTCCTACATTGTTAGACACAGCTCACTTAAAACCTTGGGAAAGCCGTAATCTTTGTACAAATGCCGACATTTGGAAGATGGGCGGAACAGGTGCGGGCAGTTCTTTGCAAGCATTGTGCACAACATTAAACATCCCAATCTCTAAAGTAGATTTAGTTGGAGATGAAGTAGGATCTGCTTATTACAGAGGAGAAGTAGAAAGAATTGCTAAGTATTGTACGTTAGACACTATTGCTACATTCAACGTAATTCGTAGAATCAAGGGAGAGAGAGTGTTTGAGTTTGATGAAGCAACAGCAGTAAAAGAGGGTGGTGCAACTAAATTAGTTCCAACAAAGAATATTGCTAAGCCAGTAGATGTCCCTAAAGAAGAGCCTAAGAAAGCTCCCGTAAAGAAAGTTGCAGAAAAAGTAGATACAACAGATCCTGAGGATGTATTGTTTGCTAAACTACCACTATTACATAAGTTGATTAATGCAACAGAGATCTTAGATGAGACTAAAGAAGAGTTAAAAGACTTACTCAAAAAGAAAAAGTTGACTAAGAAAGATAGAGTTATCGTAGAGGATATTTTAGTAAATATCTATATAAATAACGAGATGTTTAAGTCGGATAAGCCGGCATTACAAGAAAGTAAACGTGCAGAAATTGCACAAATGTTAGACAGTATTTAGTATGGGAGAGACAAAGATGTTAGACTTACCAAAAGTCTATGAGAATGAAGGAGGGAAGTACCCCCAACACATAGGTAAACCTAAACTCAGTTATTCGGCCTACGGGTCGTTTACTGAGGAGGCTTATCGAGGAGAGTTTTTTGCTAATTACTTCTTGGGTATCAGAGGAGAGGGAAATATCTTCACAGAGTATGGTAGTAAGTGCGGAGAGTTCTTAGAGAAGCTTGAGACATCAGATCTTTCAGAGTTTGATATTTCTGTACTATCTCAGATTACAAGGCCGGAGAATGCAAAATACGAGGTTGAAGTAGTTGTTGATAGAGGTTCTTATGTTATCCAAGGATTTATTGACCAAGAGTACCAAGGGGAAAATGGTTTAGTAATCCAGGATTTAAAGACTGGGGCAATTGATAAGAAAGCCAAAGACTACGGAGGAGATGATTATCAACAAACAACTCTATACGCTTATCAAAGAGAGTTAGAGGGAGAGAAGATTGCTTATTCAGGTGTAATGCTAGTAGATAGAAAAGGGAACGGTCAAGAAAAGTATCCTCTTAGATTAACAGGAGAGATTGCTTACATACCAACACCTTACTCTAAAGAAAGAGCAGAGACATTTTTGAATAAGTTTGATAAGGTAGCTAAGGAAATAGAAGCCTATCATAAAATTTATAAAAAATATTTTAAATAAAGCTTGCAGGATTAAAAAATAGTTTGTATCTTTGCAGAAGAAAATAACAACACACTGAGAAAGGCAGTCAAAGAGGTAAGAATTGGTAGTATTTATAGCCCACGCCCTGATATAGCAGTCGCCTATATTGTGACGACTCTTAATGTAACAAGGAACATTAGACCTAGCTTAGTATAATAAAGTAGAAATAATCCTGGACTTACAGAACCAGTGTAAATAGTAAACTACCTTATTTCAACCTTGATGACGGTGTGTTTTTTAAAAAAGAAAAAATGAAGTATTTAATCAGTATTATAGGTATCTTTTGTTCAGTACTTATATTTATGAAGTTGTTGTCTATGCTGAATGCAGGAAACACTCTTATGAACATAGCAGGATTGATCGGGCTCTTTTTATTAGGGTTCGTTATTGGAAAAACAAAATTATTCACAAAATTTAAAAAGTAAAGAATGAAAAAAGTATTAGGGTTATTGAGTTTAGTATTAGTAATGACGTTTACATCATGTACAACAGCAGATTCTTCTGAAGTGGCATTGGTAGTAGACCAAATTGGAAATGACAAAGGTGTACCAAACATCGAAATGGCATCGGGATTTATCTTCTATTTTCCACCAACACAAGATGTTTATATGTATCCAACATCTGTACAACATAAAGTTTGGACAGCATCAGTAGATGAGGATTCTCCAACAGATGAGCATATTGACGTAACATCAGGAGATGGAGCAACGTTTGGATTAGATGTAGCAATTAATTTACAATTAGAACGATCAGCAGCACCAACTTTATTTACAAAGTATAGAGTAGATATGGATGAGTTGATTAATACAAGAGTTCGTAATATCGTAAGAAAAGAGTTATTAGATAATGCAGTAGGATTTGCGTCAGATAGTTTACTACAACATAGAAATGTATATGAGGCAGGTGTAACACGCACATTGACAAAGTCTTTAGCTAAAGAGGGTTTTATATTAAACAACATTGCAGTGTTAAAAATGTCAATTCCGGCATCTTATAAAAAAGCCATTGAAACAAAGATTAGAGTAATTCAAGAAACAGCTACTATTAAGTCTCAAACATTACAAGCAGAGCAAACAGCATTAAAGAAAGTAGCATTGGCTAAAGGTAACTATGAAGCAGCTTTATACGAAGCTAAAACAAAAGCTATTTTATCACAGCCTAAAATGTTAGAGTTATACAGAGCTGAAACAGAGAGAGTATGGGCTGAACAAGGTGTATCTCCTTATGGATCTAATAACGTTTTTGGTGCCGGTACAGGTATCATGTTGAATAGAAAATAAAACATAAACCACACATAGAAAGACAAACAAGTAACAATGGTGGATGGACCACTGAGGGCGAAAAATTTAGTTACAACACAATCAAGAGGTGTTATGGTTGTTGAGTATGATAAAAATTCCTTGAATGAAATAACTGAATCTAAAGGTTACGTAATAAGATTAGGTACTTTATCCCAATCTTGATGGGTGTGAGGTTTTTATAAAAGGTTTCAGTTCCTATGTACAAACTGGCAGGTAGCGTGCTAAAAGCTCACGCATTATAGTTAACCTTGTAGTCGATAACTTTAGTAGGTTAAACATTGAAGCCTTTGTAAAAGAGTAACGCAGAAATTGCTTTTAAGAAAACTAATAATTTCCTCTTTACATAAAGATACTATCAGTAATGGTAGATGTGTTGTTCCCTTGAGAAAGGAACCCTTAAAGCATACACACCGTAAATAGGGGTGTACAACACAAATGAGTTCTCAGCAAGTGGTATTTTGTCAGGCTAAAAGCGACATCCTGTAAAGCACGCTTTTGACCACGTGACCCTACTCTTATTAGTGAGAGCCCTTGAGCCTATTTTCATAGGGAGGCAGTATCTAGTGAGCGTATAACAGCTAATAGAGAGGGTTCTAAAATAATTTACCAATGCTCGCTGTTAATTGAGAAGTAGAGTGTATTAATTTCCGAATAAGGGTTTACAGTAGGAAAACGTTACTCATTGCACTCAATCAGAAACCCTGCTCATGTACAAGCCCCGTAACTGATAACTCGGTAGGCTACATGAAAGACACAGGTTGGTAAAAGAGAGTACCGGTTGGTGTAAGTGGGAATAAATACCACCTTGGGTTAACACGTTGACTGAGATAGCATCTCTTAATTTGTCAGCAGATGAGAGTTCGACCCTCTCACCGGTACCAATGGTTATGAGCAACGTGCCCCACTAATTGCACAATGTTGACAGCTTGGAAAGACAAGCAACTGTCAGGTGGCGTAATGAGGCGTGGTTGCCGAGTCCTATATGGTTGCTTTAAGGTTCGAGTCCTCCCTGACAACAGCAGTCATCTGAACTAGCACTAGGACGATGACTACCAACGGAGGAAGCTAGTCTCACGGTTGGTCCTGTAGGTTGCGACCAGTACGCATAAAAAGACTCCTACCAGGTAAAGTAGGTGTGTGGCATTTTCAGTCCAAGCTTTGCCATTTTTTATAGGTTATTGTGTTATTTTGATATTGAAGATTCGAGGCTCAGTCATTTGACTTGAGCACGCTACCTCGGACCTTGACAAGTGCCCCCACATGGGGGAAATGATTGAGTGGCGTAATTGGTAAAGCATAGTAGAGATCCTGCTATATGTTGGTTCAAATCCAGCCTCAGTCACGAAATGATTTGTTGATTTATTATTGAATTTGAGCAAGACCCGGGGGCAGAGCCCGGCACCTCCACAAAAGTTTCCTTGAACTATAAACAAGGTGGTGGAGTCGATGAGAAATCAGAGACCTAGGCTTTATCGGTTGTGCCTTAAACAGCCGGTGTTATTGGGGGTGAAATAGTATTGATTGGCAATAAGTAGGTAATAAGGAGAATTAATTTCAAAATTAAACGACAACGTTTACACACTTGGTGGGGTACAGATGAGATCTGCAGCCTAACACGTCCGGGGAGAACGACATCTCCCCAAATGGTCTCGTAGCTCAGCGGTAGAGCAGGTCGCTCATAACGACAAGGTCGGGGTATCGTAATCCTCCGGGACCACTAACATAAAAAATTATGAGTGAATCAAATTTATTTTTAGTAGAAGCTTACAATAGAGGGTTTAGAGTATCTGATTGTGGAAAATTTATAAAAACAGCTAGAAACAAAAGACCTCAAGTAGCTTTTGAAAAGGGGTATCCAATAATTAATGTCAGGATTGGTAAAAAAACAATGAAAGTGCCTTGGCATAGGATACAAGCTATGCAAAAATATGGAGAAGAGTTGTTTAAAGAAGGTATAGTAGTTAGGCACAAAAATAGTATAAAGACAGACTGTAGTACAGGTAATATCCTTATAGGGACTATGGCAGATAACAATATGGATAAGCCTGCTGAAGATAGATTAAAGTACGCACTAAATGCCGCAAGCTACATCAGGAAATACCAGGCTTCTGAAGTAAAAGAGTTTTATTCGCAAAACAAGTCTTATAAAAAGACTATGGAGAAATTTGGGATTAGCTCAAAAGGAACTCTACACTTTATATTAAATAACACAAAACATAGTTAAGATTATGGAAAAAGAATTTATACCTTATGAACAAGCATTAGCTTTAAAAGAATTAGGATTTGACGAACCTTGTATGGCAGGTTATGATATAAGTACAAATCAATTATTTATTGGGTACGAGCATAATCATGATTTTTATACACAAGCACCACTTTACCAACAAGCATTTAGATGGTTTAGAGAGGAGTATAATTTACCAGCATGGATTTATGAATCAGAAGGTAAATGGTTTTGGAAGATTGTAAAAGGAGATTTTTGGGAACAAAACCAAAAACCTTACACCTACGAAGAAGCACAACTTGAATGCCTTAAAAAACTAATAGAAATAATAAAACAAAAAGCAAATGAAAAATAAGAAGTTACAGATTGACGAAGAAAACTACATCAATGTACAAGACAGTTACAACTGTACTTTAGTGATGACAGAGGAGAAGGAAAAGGCAGACGGAACACCTTACACTTCTTCAAGAGAATACCATTTTCCTAGTGTGACCCACGCTTTAAAAAAGTATATGGAGGTTGCACAAAAAGAGTCTGTAGATGTAAAAGACTGTATAAGAGTAACAGAGGAATGTTTTTCAAAAATTGAAAAATTAAAGTTTTAACAAATTTGGAAATCTAAAATATTTGTTGTACTTTTGCACTCTTATTCACGAGCATCTTCTTTAACTAGGAGGTGCTTTTTTATCCTATAAACTTAACTAAATTAAAAATGAGCATTTTTGACAAAAGGGTAGCGGTAAAACCCTACGAGTACCCTGAACTGCTTTCTTACATGAAAGCCATCCGAGGAACCTTATGGTTCATTGACGAATTCAACGAACGCTTAGACAGAGACATAAGCGATTATCACAACGTATTAACAGAACAAGAGAGAGGTGTTATTAAAAGATCTTTACTAGCTATCTCACAAATCGAAGTTAATGTTAAAAAATTCTGGGCACAGGTTGGAGACAACTTACCTAAACCGGAGATCTATATGGTAGGATATACGTTTGCCATGAATGAAGTAATTCATCAAGAGGCTTACAGTGAGCTACTTACAAGACTAGGTTTGGAAGACGAGTTTGCAAAAGCTTTGAAAGACCCAGTTATTGAGGGCCGAGTAGATTATTTAACAAAGTATCTAAAGGGGGCTTCTGAAAACAAGAGAGAAAATTATGCGTTAAATTTATTACTATTTTCTGCATTTATCGAGTCTTGTTCTTTGTTCAGCCAGTTTTATATTGTTAAATCTTTCTGCCAAAAGAAAAACAAAATGAAGACTGTAGATAACATTGTTATGGCAACAGCAAAAGAAGAGGATGTACATTTCCAATTTGGTGTAGAGCTTATCAACATCATCAAGAAAGAGTATCCTGAATGGTTTAACGAAGAGTTCTACCAAAAAATAAGAAGAGCTTGTAAGAAAGCTTATGATGCCGAATTAAAAATTATTGATTGGATCTTTGACGGACAAGACCTAGACTTCATTACTAAAGATATGGTAGAAGTTTTCTTGAAAGATAGGTTCAATAAAGCATTGAAAGCTATAGGAATAGAGCCAATGTTTGAAATTGATGCTTCTATATTAGGAGAGTCAGCAAAATGGTTTGAAGAGGAAAGAGTGTTAGATGTTAGAGTAGATTTCTTTGACATTCAATCACCAAATTATACAATAGGACAACAAGATATATCAGCGGATTCGCTATTTTAAAGTATGGAAAAAAGACAATTTGAGAAGTGGTATTGGTTAAACGACCAAAGTAAAGAATTTTTACAAAACGGGTACATAGTAGGAGATGAGAAAGAGCACTTTTATGCAATAGCTCAGAAGGCAGAGAAAATGTTAAACAAGCCGGGGTGGGCTGATAGGTTTATTGAAAACTTATCTAAAGGGTATTACTTGTTACCTACTCCTGGAATTACTAACTTCCTACACACCAAAGAAAGTGCTATTAGTTGCTTTGGTTCTTGGGCAGAAGATTCAGTAGAAGGTTTAATTTTGACAGATGCAGAGATTGGAATGCTGTCTAAGATTGGTGGAGGTACTTCTGTTTGTTTAAGTGACATCAGAAAAGAGGGCTCACCAATTACCGGTGGTGGATTTGCCGATGGTATTATGAGGTTTGTTAAAAGACTTCAAGATACTACAAGTTGGATCAGCCAAAGAAGTAGAAGAGGTAAGGTAGCAGTTTACTTAGATGTAGAGCACCCGGATATCCATAAATACTTAACTATAAAAGACCGTACTTCTGACATACATGAAGTTCCTTTTGCAGTAGTTATCGGGGATGCTTGGATTGCCTCTCTAAAAGAAGGAGATACAGATAAGAGAGATATTTGGGCCAAGATTATCAAGAAGAAATTCGAGACAGGGTTCCCTTACATTTTGTTCAAAGACAACGTAAACAACAACGTAGTTGATATTTACAAAGACTTGGGCCTAAAGGTTAACAACAGTAACTTGTGTACTGAGATCTTGTTATCTAATGACCATTTTAATACTTTTGTATGTTGTATTGGAGCTATGAACATTGTACACTTTGATGAATGGAGAGACACAGATGCAGTAGAGATCTTATTGAACTTGTTAGACTGTTTCTTATTAGATTTCATCGAGAAGAACAAAGACAACCCTTTGATGCAACGTCCTGTAAATTTTGCTAGAGAGCAAATGGCAGTGGGTATTGGTGCAAGTGGTTATCACTCTTACTTACAAATGAATATGATTCCTTTGGAAAGTATAGAAGCTAAATTGAAGAATGCGGAGATTTTCAGAACATTGAAAGCTATGTCTTATGCAGCTTCTGAAGAAATGGCAAAAGAGTACGGTAGAGCACCGATGTTACAAGGCACTGATTATCTTAGACGACACGTAACATTAAATGCTATTGCACCCAACACTTCGAGTAGTGAGATTTTCGGACAGTGGAGTCAAAGTATTGAGCCTACTTACAGTAACTACTTTATCAAAGCCTTGGCTAAGAACAAGTATGCTTCTAAAAACAGATTCTTGGAAGAGTTGTTAGAAGAAAAAGGCAAGAACACTGAAGAGGTTTGGGACAGTATTAAAAATAGCAATGGTTCGGTACAGAATTTATCTTTCCTATCAGACTTAGAAAAGAGTGTCTTTAAGACTTTCTCAGAAATAAGCCCTATGGAATTGTTGTTACAGAATGCTTCAAGAACGAAGTTTATTGACCAGGGGATATCATTTAACACCATGATTTCTTTTGGAACCTCAGCTAAAGAAGTAAGTGATTACTACTTAAAAGCACATGAGTTAGGTGTTAAAACTTTATATTATCAATTAAATCAGAATGCCGCACAGACTTTTACAAGAAGGTCTATTTTAGAGTGTGACACCTGTTCAGGATAGTGTTTCCATAGTTTTTTTAGTTTAAGTAGAAGACCCTCCCTGATCAGGAGGGTTTTTTTATGCAAAAAATTTAACAAAAAGCTTGTAGGATCCAAAAGTTGTTTGTATCTTTGCAAAATAAATTTAACAACAAATAAGATATGGCACAATCATCACCAGAAGGAATAGTATTAGGTAAAGGATCCACATTGGTTAAAATGGAGTTATCGGTAAGTGAAAAGCAGCAAACTGATATTTTAGAAATGGGGCAAATTACTGAAAAGGAGGAAACAATTCAAGACATAGCTTCAGAATACCATTCAGTAGCTTATGGAAAATTAATAAAAGAATTAACTGATGGAGAAACTACAGCAGATTATATTGACAGACACATAGTGCAGGCAATGGTAGATATTGCTAAAGAACAGCAAGACAATAAAATGTATAGTAAAGAAGAAGTCCTTGAAATATTAAACGAGTTTAGTGTTGCTTGCTATTCACCAATTGAGAAATTTGAGATACCTGAGTGGTTTGAACAAAAATTTAAAAAGAAATAAGATATGACTGAAAAGCAGCAAAACAAAATTATAGGAGTAATGGCAGTAGCCGCACTACTGTTGATAGTGTACATAGGGCTATTTGCAGTTTTAGAAAACAATCAAGCATTCACCCCAGAGTATGCAGCAGTAACAGATGTGCTAGTAGCTAAACAAAGTGAGCAAGAATCTATCAATAGATTTGGAGAATTTAGGACCAATTACTACTTCTTATATGAGTCAGGAGAATTGGAAAAAGTGGAATTAGAAGAATATATGTCCTTTAGAGAAGGGGATACTCTAGAGAGATATAAAATAAAAGACGAATAATATGGAAAAAAGTAAAGGAACACCGTATTACACATGGACAAAAAGATTTGGTTGGAGAATTAACGGATACTTAAAAGATGAAAAATAAACTAAAGTTTTTATTTCCAGCTATGCAACTAGTTGAAATAAGTGTAAAAGATTTATTGGAAACTAGATTAGTAAAATTTATAATAGCATGGCTACAAGGGTTGTTAGCAATAGGCCTTTTTCTATTTGGTGTATATATTCTTATATGTCTTATAATATGGAAAGTAATAATTCCTACTATACCTACAGATCCAGTTGTATTAGGCTTTTTTAGGATGCTACTTCTAGCCTACACTTTTTTAATAATAGCAGCAGAAACAGAATAGTTATGATAGATAATTTAGAAATAGTTAAGCCTCTGTTAAATTTCTCAGAGAAGGGGGATTTTTACATGCTGTACGTTTTTAAGCGTAAGAAAGATCAACCGGAGGGAGAGCGAGATAATCACCAATCAGTGCGTACTATTAAAACATACTGTATTGAGAGCCTAGAGCACTTAGACAGAAGATATGATGAGATAGTACAACTGTGTGAGATGTTCAAAGCACGGGCTTATATACACGTTCAGAAGCAGAATCATTTTGATGTGTCGCTGAGTATGATGGCTGCACTGGCACAAAAGATTCAAAATGGTAATCACAATCAGAAAGGATTGTTTGACTCAGTTGTGGGGCAACTCAAGACTCAAGAGAAAAGATGGATTATCGATGTAGATGATATTAAAGAGGCAAGCCCCATAATGATGGCTTACATAGATAATGAATGCAAGCCTTACAGAAGTAAGATTGAGACAGTTATCCCTACTAAAAGTGGTCATCATTTGATTACAGGTAAGTTTGATGTAATACAGTTCAAAAAACAATATCCTGATATTGACATTCAGAAGAAAAACCCAACGTTATTATATTACCCTAACAGTTTAGAAAACTAAATAAGATGATAAAAGCTAAAAACAAAGAGTGTATTATTTGTGGTAGGACAGACCAACCTTGGTTCTCTAAGAAGAGATGTAAGAGTTGTACAATAAGTTCTACCCCAAATACTCTTACTCAGAGGAAGCCTATTAAGAAGCAGACTCAGAAAAATATCGCATATCGCAATACGAGATCTGAGATAAGAGATGCTTACTTTGACCACCATTTAAAAGAGTGTGTTGCCTCAGAGTTTAGCGGCAAACATATCTATCTTCCTACTAGAGCTAATATTTGTCACTTGTTTGATAAGGGTCGACATCCTAGTGTGCAGGGCAACATTGCCAACTACATCTACTTAACATTAGATGAACACACTAGGTTTGATCAACTGCTTTACTCTCACGAGTTTGAGAAGTTACAAGAAGAGTTCCGACACGCTTGGATATTAGCTTTAGGAAGAATGGAGATATTGTTAGATGAAGTGCAAGAGCAAACTAAATTTAAGTTAAAGATAGAAGAATGGATAGCATCAAAGAAGTAACAGATAGGTTGAATCACCTAAAATCAGACTTAGCTTGTGCCAAAATAGTTAAGGTAGATAAGGTAATAAACTACCCTCTAATTAACAAGTTAGAAAACGAGATAGAAAAATTAACACGAAAGCTTGTAGAATTAAAAAACAATTCGTAGCTTTGCAAAATAAATAAGATGAAAGAATTATTTTTATTAAGAGGACTACCGGGAGCAGGTAAGACAACATTAGCTGAATCAATAGGAGGAAGACATGTAGAGGCGGATAAATATTTTATGAATGAGGGAGAATACAAATTTGAACCTACTAAAATAAAAGAAGCCCATGAGTGGTGTAAAAATATGGTAAAAGCATATTTTACAAAATCTTATAGTAAAGTTGTAGTATCCAATACATTTACTCAAGAGTGGGAGATGCAGCCTTACTATGATTTAGCTAAGGAGCATGGATACAGAGTCTATTCTATTATTGTAGAAAATAGACATGGTGGAGTAAACATTCACGGTGTGCCTCAAGAGACATTAGAGAAGATGAAAAACAGATTTGAGGTACAGCTATGAAAGAAACATTTGAAGAGTATTTGCAAAGACTAAAAGACAGACGCACAGAAGATGATTACAAGTACACTGATGAGTATTTTGAAGAATATAGAGACTATATCGTAGGATGTTGGCAAAATAATCTAAGTGTTTATAAATGCCTTGAGTTTATGTACTTTAACGAAGAAGAAAATTAAAACTATAAAAATGGAAAATAATAACAGTGTTTGCTTTATAGCAAAAATCAACGAAGTAAAAGCAATCGAAGGGGCAGACAACATCGAACTTGTAATAGCAGGTGGATGGAATGCAATTACTAAAAAAGGCGAATTCAAAGTAGAAGACGAAGTAATCATCGCAACTACAGATGCAGTTATTCCTGAAGAGTTGTCTGAAGAAATGGGAGTTACTTCTTACCTAAGAAAAGGCAGTAGAGTAAGAACTGTTAAGTTAAGAGGTGTTTACTCTGAGTGTTTAATCATCCCTAAGAGCTATTTACATGGTAAAACTACTATGGGAGACTATGATTTAAAGGCAGGCAGCGATTGTATGGGGTTTTTAGGTATCACTAAGTATGAGCCGCCAGTTAAACAAATCCAATTAGCATCGGGTAGAAAAATCAAATACCGAGATAATCAGAACTTCCATGTTTACTATAAATTCCCTAATCTTAAAAATGTATCGGGGCGTTTTACAGAAGATGATTATGTTCAGATTACTAGAAAAATCCATGGCACAAATGCTAGGTTTGGTATTGTAAGAAAATCTAGTTTGTCATTCTTAGACAAAGTGAAAAAATGGTTTGGGTTAGCTGACAAATGGATTGATTATGAATACGTATATGGTTCACATAATGTAGAGAAAGGATCTGATTCACAAGGGTTTTACTCAACTGATGTTTGGAGAACTATTGCTGAAAAATACAATATCAAAGAAAGACTTTGGAGGCTAGTTAAAAGTATGCGAGTAGAAGAGGTAGGCTCAGGTGTAGTATTGTACGGAGAAATCTATGGGGCAGGTATTCAAAAAAACTATGAGTACGGTTTGAGTGATACACAATTTGCAGGGTTTGACTTTACAATAAACGGAGACTACTCAAATACAGAAACTTCTGAAATTGTAATCCAAGATTTATTAGAGTTACCTCATGTAGAGTTACTTTACGAAGGTATGTGGTCACAAGAAGTACAGGATAGCTTTGTGTTCAAGAACTTTATTGAGGGTACAAAAGTGCCACACGAAGGAATTGTAATCAAGCATGTATCAGGAGACCGTAATAAAGTAGCCAAAGTAATTAACCCTGACTATTTGATCTATGGAGAGAAAAATGATGTAGGAGATAGTCATTAAAATAAGAGTTATGAAAATACTATTGCAGCCGGGACAGAGAGTATGGTTTACTAGTGACACACACTACAATCATGCTAACATCTGTAGAGGCACAACACAGTGGGATAGAGAGGGAGAAAATCACTTTAGAGATTTTGATACCCTAGAAGAGATGAATGAGGTATTGGTTAATAACATCAATGCCTTAGCCACAGAGAATGACATACTGATTCATCTAGGAGATTGGAGTTTTGGTGGATTTGATGCTATTGCTGAGTTCAGAAACCAGATTATTTGTAAGAACGTACACTTAGTTCTAGGGAACCATGACCACCATATTGCCAATAATAAGGACGGTGTAGCAGAGCTGTTCTGTTCTGTTAGCCAATACTTAGACTTGTCCATTAAGTGGCCGGACGGTACCGGTAAGCATCAAGGAGCACACTTTGTTTGCATGCACTACCCAATTGCAAGTTGGGATGGATTAGGAAGAGGTGTTTGTCATTTACATGGACATGTTCACTTGCCTCCAGGAAGAAGAGTCGGTAGAGGTAAGGTAATGGATGTAGGTGTAGACGGAAATCAATTATTTCCTATAAGCTTAGAGAATATTATCAGAATACTGTCAAAGCAGCCTATAGATGGGTTCATGGACAAAGATCACCACACAATAACAGAAAACTATAAGTAGTATGAAAGTATTAGTTTGTGGATTGATAGGGCATGATTACTCTTACAACTTTGGTTGGATGCCTACTAAGTGTGAGTGTAAAAGATGTGGTACCAAATGGAAAACGATTAATAACCCAGAGTATATTCCTGGAAAATCAAACCCTCTAGAAGTAGATATTCATATTTGGGTAGAGGATAAAAAAGAAGAGTTATGAATATAACAGAAAAATACGTAGAGTTTATTTTAGAGTACCTAGAAAAAAACTTAAAGGTACAACTTATGGAACCAAAAGGTAATAACGATTACGCTTATTCAAAAATGGGGCCTAAAGTTAATGTAGATGTAGAAATAAAAGTCTTAAGAAAATACACTCGATCAGCTAATCTACTCTTAACATTTGATAAGTATACAGTTGAGCACTTATTCTTTATGCCAATGGCTTCATCTCCTGACAGCATCCTAGAAAAAACACATAAGCAAATCATTAAGATTGTTAACAATGCCTTTATTAATGATGGTAGAGAAGATGAGATTAAAAAGATGTATGATGACAAAAGAGCTTATATTAATCAACAAATTGCAAAAACAATAGAGAAAAATGAACAAAATAGATAAGCAATACCAAGACTTACTACAAGATATTTTAGACAATGGTGTAGTGAAGCAAGACAGAACAGGTACCGGGACAGTCTCAGTATTTGGAAGACAGATCCGACATAAGATGTCAGAGGGGTTTCCTTTACTTACAACTAAGAAGATGCCATGGAAATCAATTGTAACTGAGTTACTTTGGTTCCTAAGAGGTGATACTAATATTAAGTATTTGGTGGATAATGGTTGTAACATTTGGAATGGTGATGCTTATAAGAATTATCAAATACTGATGATTGGGAATGAGCCAGATAAGATTTTATCAATATCTGATTTTATTGATAAAGTAAAAACTGATGATAATTTCGCTAAGAAATGGGGTGATTTAGGACCAATTTACGGTAAGCAATGGAGACAGTGGGGCACGGGTGAAACTGTAACTGTCGGGCATAATGGTTTACATACTTTAGTAGGTGAAAAAGTTATAGATCAAATTCAAAATCTAATCAACGATCTTAAAACAAACCCAGATTCAAGACGATTAATGGTTAATGCTTGGAATGTTGGAGAATTAGACCAAATGGTTCTTCCACCTTGTCATTATGGATTCCAAGTTTATACTAGAGAGTTGAGTGCCGGAGAAAGATGGGACCTTTTAAAATTTGCAGCAGGTGAAGATTGGTATAACTCTTATGTAGAAGATTTATTAGCATTTGGTGGTGGGTTAAGCGAAGAGATGGAGCTGTTTAAAATACCTGAGCGAGCAATCTCTCTAATGTGGAATCAACGTTCAGTAGATACATTTTTAGGCTTACCGTTCAACATTGCTTCTTATGGATTATTGCTAGAGATTATAGCTCAAGAAGTAAACATGGTTCCTGAAGAGTTGGTAGGTAACTTAGGAGATGTTCATTTGTACTCTAATCATATTGACCAAGCAAAGGAGCAGATTAGTAGAGAAAGCTTTGAATTACCAAGTATCTCCTATTTAGACGAGTACCATTATCTAAAAGATCCAGAATTAGTAGGAAATATATCCTTTGGCGAAAAGATAGACCAATTCAGACCTGACTTTTTTAAAATTGAGAATTATAAATCACACGAAACAATTAAAGCACCATTAAGTAATTAAACTATGAGAAATTTAATCGCCCTAAGTGGCAGAGCCGGGTCTGGAAAAGATACCGTAGGTAGTATTATTCAGTATTTAACTGCTGAAGATAATTCAGAGAACTGTATAAAAAGAGTTAGAGGTGGATTACCTATTGATGGGTATCATAATAGCCTATTTAAAATTAAAAAGTTTGCAGGTAAGCTGAAGACTATAGCTGCCCTTTTATCAGGAGCAAATATAGAAGACTTTGAAAACCAAGAATTTAAGAAGCAAAGGATGACCGCTGATTGGGGTATGACATATCGTGAGTTTTTGCAAAGACTTGGTACAGAAGCTATGAGAGAGGGTTTACATGAAGAGGTTTGGGTCAATGCTTTGTTTGCTGATTATAAACCTCTTAAAGTTAGGAGTGCAGACTCTTTTGATTTAGAGACTTATGATGGTAAGTATCCTAAATGGATTATTACAGACATGAGATTCCCTAATGAGTTGGAAGCTGTAAAAGAAAGAAATGGTATCACTATTCGAGTAGTTAGAGAACATGATATTAAGATTCAGCATAGTGGTGATCCTGATGACTTTCATATTGAGAAGTTTGATAGCACTAACCCTAAACACGTTGCTCTTAAATTGGCACAATCATTAAACTTACATCCATCAGAGACAGCTCTTGATGATGCTGAGTTTGACTATGTTATTGAAAACGATGGTTCTATAGAAGAGCTAATTGAAAAAGTAAAAGACATTTTAATTAAAGAGGAAGTACTATGAGCGAAGATAATAAAACGCTAATCCTAAGAGAGTTTGAAGAATTAAAGGGGCAGTTTATTATTACTGCCTCGCAAAAGATCAATAGGTTAATAGCTGTAGGAGAAGATGATTCAGATTATTATTGGATAACTTATGATGGCAGAAGATTATATTGGCACTCTTGTGTTGGTAGAATTATGCCATTGAAAGGTCACTTGAGAGATGAAGATTATAATGAATTGGTAAGATTAGCTAAATTAAATCATTATGATCAAAACACTATTTTTGGAAAAACTCCTACAGGAGAGGCAGTGACGTTTAGTGAAGAGCACAAAAGATTGTTGACAGAACCGGGAGAAAAGGAAAGATTCTTGTCTGAGATTCACTGGGGAATAGTATAAGATTATGAGTGGTGTAAAAAAAGAAGTAGAGAAGTATGTACAAGAGTTTTTAAATTCAGAAGAGTTTAAAGAAGAAATCGCTAGGTTGGATAAAGAGTTTGAAGACTATATAGTGTACGGAACTCCTACTAGGTATTTAAACGAAAGTTTATTAACAGAAATAAAAAACTATGATAGTAAGAAAAGAGAAGCCTAAGGCAATGACTTCTGCTGAAAAAGCAAAAGAGTTGACAGATAAATATGGCTTAAGTGTGGCAGATAAGATAGTAAATGGCATGTTGTCAGAGCTTCAAGAGCTTAGATGGGACCAGGCTAGAATAGATTACTATTTAGATGTAAAAAATGGTATTAAGGCAATAGCTCTAGCTAGATTACAAAAGAAATAGTATGGTAATAGCAATAGATTTTGACGGTACAATTACCGAACAGAGTTTTCCTGAAGTAGGGGCTCTTAAAAAGGATGCAGATGTTTACATCAGAAGACTTTGGTCAGAGGGTCATGCTATAGTAATTAACACTTGTAGATCAGGTAAGTACGAAGGTATGGCAGAAGATTTTCTTAGAGCAAATGATATTCCTTTTTCTTACATAAACTCAAACATGCCACACTTAATAGTGGACTATGGCCAAGATTGCAGAAAAATATCTGCTGATGTTTATATTGATGACCGTTGTTTAATGGGTCTTCCTGATACTTGGGAAGAGATTTATAACATGGTTCAAAAAATAAATCAAAAAAAGATTGTGTAGTATTTAGAAAGGTGTTATCTTTGCACAGAATTTAAAAAGTAAGTTTATGAACAATTATGAAATATTAGAGATTCCAAAAGGTTCTGATGTAGTATTGGTTAAAGCTGCGTACAAAAAGCTAGTAAAAAGATATCACCCGGATAAGACTGGTGGAGAGGAAGAAACCAATGGGCTTCTTTGAAAGATTAATAAATAAGATACTATGACATTAAGAGAAAGATTTAGCCAAAAATTACCTTGGTATTCAGAAAAAGATAACCTCAAAAAGTCTGAAGAGTGTGAAAAAATAGCAGATAGTTATGCTATTGCGTTTGCTCTTTGGTTAAGGAAAGAAGATACCCCCGAAAATGCAGAAAAATGGTTTGGTTACTCAGACCAAGATATGTTAACCGAGTTCAAAAAAGAAAAAGGATTATGAGAATAACAGTAATATCAGACACACATACTAGACATGGGCTAATACCTATGGAAGACCTACCAGGTGGAGATCTGCTTATACATGCCGGAGATATTATGAACTCAGGGTATAACAGAAATGACATTTGGGACTTTCTACATTGGTATCATTCATTGGAACAATATGAAGCTAAAATATTCATAGCAGGTAACCATGATCGTATGTTTGAAAATCACCCCGAAGATGTACAAGAGTGGTTAAACAAGTTCTTAGATATTGACTACTTGCAAGACGATGAAGTAGTGTTATACTTTGACGGTCCTAACGGAGAACATCCTGAGGAGAATATTCGTATCTACGGCTCTCCATGGCAGCCTGCGTTTTACTCGTGGGCATTTAATTTACCCAAAGGTGGCATAGAGATAGCCGGTAAGTGGGAAGCAATCCCTGACAAGACAGATATCCTTATTACACATGGGCCAGCCTTTGGTACTTTAGATACTGTGGCAGGTAGACCTTGGGACGGGTTAGGTTGCGAGTTATTGGCAGAAAGAATAGAAAGATTAAGGCCCAAGATTCATGTTTGTGGTCACATACATTCAGGATACGGCTACGAGTTCAAAGACGGTACTCACTTTTTTAATGCATCAGTATTAGACGAGTCTTATGAGTACACACAAAAGCCCATGACATTTGATTGGGATCCAGATACAAACCAAATAAAATTTATAAAAAATGTTAGTAAGAATTAAAAAATTAGTACCTGAGGCAGTAATACCAAGTTATGCGAAACCGGGGGATGCAGGAATGGATATAACGGCAACTTCTAAACACTTTGATGAAGAGGGTAATATGGTATTTGGTACCGGTTTAGCCTTTGAGATACCTAAAGGTTATGTAGGGTTACTGTTTCCTAGAAGCTCAAATGCAAAGCAAGACCTTATACTATCTAACTCTGTTGGAGTTCTAGATTCAGGTTATAGAGGAGAGGTCTTTTTTAAGTTCAAACCTTCTGCATTTTTTGCAGATGATGATGAATCAAATCCAGGGGAAGTAGGAAAAGTTACTGAAACTTTTGACTATACAATATTACCATACGGTAAAGGGCAAAACTGTGATGAGTATGGGTTTGGTTCCTACGGAGTTGGAGATAGAATTGGTCAAATTTTAATTTTACCTTATCCTAGAATAGAATTTGAAGAGGCACCTATACTTTCTGATACAGAGCGTGGAGATGGTGGCTACGGAAGTAGTGGAAAATAATTGTAATATTGTTAGGTTTACTGGAAAATAATTTATACCTTTGCAAAATGAAAGATAAAGTGTTTTTTTGGCTAACAATAATTTGGTACCTATCCCTGGTTACAATTGAGATTTGTGGGATAGTATGGATTTGTAAAAAAGTTTTTTAATATGTATATAAATTTTGATCTTATGTGTAAGTGGGGTTTGTCCCCAATTGATGTTATAAATCTTCAACTTATTTCTCAGAATAAAACTGAGAGCCTAGAAGAGGTTATAACAAATAATATCTCCTTAGAGGTTCTTGATAAATATCAAAAATCTGAATATGTGTCTTTAGTAAAAGCTAAAAACAAAGCTGATACTATACAAAACCGTATTAGGCTTACTAGCAAAGGTTCAGATTTATTAGAGACATTACAAGTACCTGAGGTCAACGAAGATGATCTTAAGCTATACGATTGGTTAGAAAGTATTTACAAAGCAGAAGATAAAGAGATAGGTAACAGAAAGAAAACAAAACTGTACATTGCTCTGTTTAGAGCACATTCCGGTATTGATAGAAACAAGTTAGCCTATCTCTGCAAATCCTTTATGAATGACAGTTCTCAATTTGAGTGGTCGAAAAGATTGGAATATTTGTTCTTTAAGCCTAGTAACGCATTCTCAGTTAGATTCGACATAGAGCAGTCTAGCTTGTACAGATATTACTTAAAACACAAAACATCTTTTGATAACAAATTTCAAACCTTAGAATAAAAATGCAAATACAAAAATTTAAAGACCTTACTAAACAGGCATTCACAGAGATTAAGAAATACCAAGTAGGTAAAAAGGGGATTATTAAAACAGGTCTCCCTTACTTTGATGATGTGTTTCCTGTAGTGAATGGTTCTGTTATTGTTTTCTCTGCCGGTTCAGGTATTGGTAAGAGTTATACACTGGCAAGAATGGTGGAGAACATCTTAAATGAAGACCTCAACCCTTTGTCTAAGAACTTTGCAGTATTGAATATATCTCTTGAGATGAGAGTTCTTAGTTTAGTCTTACGTGGTATGGCTAAAAATATCAAATCTAAGACAAAAAAAGAGATTTTGTTACAAGAGTTCACTGACGAAGAGAAGTTGCAAGCAAAGGCTTATTTTGAGTCCCTACAGGATGATAGAGTTAGTATCTCACAGGTACCAACTACCCCCGCTAAATTTTATGAGGGATGTAAGGAGTTTTTAGAGTTAAATAAAGACAAAGATTCAGTAGTTATTACTGTCGATCACTTGGCTTTAATCTCTGCTGACTCTGGTGAAGCTAGAAATGCGATAATTGAGAAGTTTATCGAGAGAGTTAATGACTTGAAGATGGAGTATGAGAATGCTATTTTCATTTTACTTTCTCAAACAAACTCTGAGATGATAAAGAGAGCTAAAGACAAAGATATTATGTCACAGCCTCAACCCTCAGATTTGTATTATTCTCAATTTACTTTCCAGGTTGCCGACTTTGTAGCAGTTATGACTAACCCTACAAAACTTGGTATTAAAGAATACAGTAAGATTGATCCCGAAAGATACCCAGACCTAAAGAAGTTCTTCTTAGAGGAAGACAGCAAAGGTAGAGTTTCATTAGAACCGTTTGGTGTTAACTACGTTCACTTATTGAAGTGTCGTGAGGCAGATGGTCTTTATTTAGATATCTATGCAGAGGAGCTTAACATTCCTGATGTGGAAAGTATAAGAAAGAAGAGAAGATCTGAGACTGTCTCTGGTAGTATTACAAAAGATGTACCTTTGTTTACAATGCCTCCATTAGAGGTACCTTCACCAGTAGCACCAAACTTTGATGTTGCTTCAGCTTTTGATGAGCCAGTTTTTAACACTGGTGTGGAGGAAGATGACGATGCCCCCTTTTAGCAATTACCCCGACTATTAACTTAGTTGGGGTTTTTTTATGTTCACGGAAACGTGAACGTTCAGTTACAATGAACAAGCAATTTTAATGAACATTTAAAAATATTTAACAAAAAGCTTGCGAGATTAAAAAGTTGTTCTTATCTTTGCAAAATAAAATTATAGAGTAAGATGAATTTAGAAAAAGTATTTATAATAGATTTTGAATCAGATGGATTAGTTGATCAAGCAACTAAGATTTGGTGTATGGGTATTTCTTGGAAAAACAAAGAAGGTAAGTGGCAGGTTAAGTCAACTACTGATTACGATGATATGCGTAAAATTCTGACTAATCCTGAAAACACCTTAGCTTGTCATAACATAGTTAGGTTTGATATACCCCTATGTGAAAAAATCCTAGGTATAAAAGTTCAAGCAGCAGTTATCGACTCACTAGGCCTATCTTGGTACTTATACCCAGAGAAAGGTCAAGGAGAGCACGGTCTTGCAGCTTGGGGTGAATCTTTTGGTGTATCTAAGCCTAAGATTGACGACTGGGAAAACCTTACAGTTGAGGAGTATTGCCACAGGGTACAAGAGGATGTTAAAATTAATGCCAACCTTTGGATTAAACAATACAACTACCTTAAAAAGATATACTCTGACCCTAATGATATTGTTCGTATAATTCAGTACCTTAATTTTAAATTACTTTGTTTAAGAATACAAGAAGAGGATAAGATATTAATTGACATAGAGCAATGTAAAAAGAACTTAGAGTACTTACAAGGAATAGAGAACGAAAAGAAACTCTTGTTGGAAGCTGCTATGCCAAAGATTCCTATCTTAAAGACCATAGGTAAACCAAAGACTATGCACAAGAAAGATGGTAGTTTAAGTGTATCCGGGGCTAAATGGCTAGAGATACTAGAGCATAATGGTTTGCCGGAAGACTACGACCAGGAAATAACCGTACAAACAGGATTTTCAGAGCCTAATGCAGGTAGTCCTATACAAGTTAAAGATTGGTTAACAGGTCTTGGTTGGAAGCCTCTTCTATTTGAGGATGGTAGAAATGGTAAAGTACCTCAAGTTCGTGATAAAGAAAAGATGCTTTGTAAGAGTGTTTTAGAGTTGGCCAAAATAGAGCCGGCTATCGAACACTTAGATGGACTGTCTGTTGTTACCCATAGAGCAGGTTACTTGAAGGGCTTTTTGGAAAGAGCTGACGAGAATGGATATGCTGTTGCTTACGCTCATGGGTTTACTAAAACTCTACGACTTAA